TTTGCTTAAAAAACATTGATTACAAGGTCAACTTGTAACCCATGCTGGGTTTTTTCATAGATTTGCATCGTCAAAATTTGTTTTACATTTATGAACCAATTGCTTTTGGGCATATGATTTTAAAATCTAGACAAAAGGAAACAAACACTGCCAGCACGAGCCCCATTACGAGGCTCTAATAAAGAAAAGAACCTCATGTAGGAAAGATAACTTAAGATGACGAAAAACCTACTAAAGTCGTCAAATATATGTACAGTTAACTCGTAGCCCGCACAGAGCTAATTAGTGCCAGAGGGGGCACATTTATAAAAGTACCAAAGGAGAAATCGTCTCCAATAGCACGTTGAACGCTATAACGTTGGTTGCCATTAGACCAAACGTTACTAACATATCTACCATCCGTATAGGTGGGAGTTGGATTGACAGAGCTAGTGAATGGCCAAATAATTTGGTTGTAGCTCGTCGTATTATTATAATGGGGGACCACCACTTCTATCCCACCATTCGTCGGTACATTTGCAATAGCATAAGACAAACCGGAAGAATCAACAGAATTCTCATCAAAGAGAGGTCCTGTGAATCCAGTTCGATTCTGCAAAGAAGAACGAATGGTTGCTGTTGAAATAGAGGCGGAAGTTCCTGTATCTAAAGTTGAAAATAATTTATATCTAACAGATCCTTTTCTATATATGTACATGGATCCGAAATATGTATACATATCACAGGAAGATTGAAAGGGGTATTTAACAAGAGAACCACTTGAGGGGTTGGCAAGAGCGCCATATAGATACCCTGGGAAAAAGTTAAAATTAACATTGCTGGAGTCTGGTGAGACCCAAAGATAGGTGAATCTTTTTAAAAATTGACGCAATGATAAAATCCTTTCTCCCATACAATAGGCACTTGGCAAATTGCCAACCGGCTGCATATCTGAACCACCCATACTATTAGCGCTAAAACACCCTTGTTGTAATTTTGCCATGTCCAATTCACCTGCACTCTGTGTAACAACAGTGGAACCTGCAGCTTCATCTAATGCAGAAATAGCACTAGTAAAACTTACTGGGAACAGATTCAACTTTTGAGGAGCGGCAACCTCAAAGTCTGGCCCTCCGCCCCATTCAAAAATGACATCCACACTAGAAGATACAGACGCTGGTGCTTCAAGTGCATTAAGAACATATACACGGAACACACCCAAAGTTGACTGTTGGGGCAAATATGGGGTAGGTGCTACGTAAGGGATATTAATGCACAATTCATTCGAAAGTCTCAAATCCATAATTTCTCTATACAACCATTGTGTGTTTGCAATGGCGAGAGAATTAGAATACGTATCACCAGGAACGTAAACAAACATGAGACGACCAGTATGAAATTCAGTTTTTATAACTTTAATATGTACATTGAGCGACCCGCGCCAAAACTGAAAAGCACTAGCAACATATCCCATTGGTGTGAAATAATTATAGGCCACGCCCCCAAGTGTCTCCTGCTGGAATAATACAGTTGGACCTATCGGAAACTTTTTAAGTTCAGTACCAGCTGAAACAGAAGTCGTCCAATTGGCGTGGTCATTATAGGCCATAATGGAGGTAACAAAATTTATCGACATCTCATCGACTTGTGTGCCTTGAAAAGCATCTGTTTGCAAAATCTCATTATCATTATTCACGCCCAAAACCTTACCTAAATCAGCTCCATTACTATTAGTACAGTAAGCGTAAGGTTCATGTACCATACGGGTAGAATTACCAATGATGTAAGGCTTACTCCAACCGAATGCACTCAGGGTCTTTTGTGTGGCTGACAAGAACCAGCTTGCCGCACGAACACTCGGTGATAAGAGAGGAAGAGATGAAAATGTGTCAACAAATGATTTCAGTTTACCTACAGAATTACTGGGTTTGAAGTCAGGATCTGATTCAAGCTCCTGTATGCTCATATTCCTTCTAAGTATTTTAGCATCAACCCTACCACGAGATTGACTTGTAAAAGAGGTATATGGTGTTGAAGGAAATATCAATTCCGGATTTTCTATATGGCCCCAAATCGTGTAATTCGCAGACGTTGATCCCGAGGGAGCAAGTAATGGCGAATACACGTGCAAAAATGCGGTTGCAATTGTGCCAACGGAAGATACTAAATTCATGTATTCTAAAGGTGAATTATATGGTATACGAAGTATTACCTCCTGGGTATTTGATATATCTACATCTACACGAGGGTGTTGTGTTATCATTATTAAATTTCTATTCCAATTCTGGTCATCAACAGGAGAAGTGGCATATTGGGGTATATAATGGAATATTAGCCTGCCCTGTTGAAATCTTGTCGCATTCATTTGGAGACGCAAACACATATCGCCCCTAAATCCATAAAAACCGCTGATTTTAGAAACATTCATCGGATTATTTATAATGGCGTCAGGAAGGGTGATTGTTGATAAAAGATCCATGACGGAATTAGTGGTAGAAAAAGTGCCAGTTGCGATAACCACTGGTCTATTAATAAAAGTTTTGATATCATGTATTCGATCATCATCAGAAACCGCCCGCAGTAACTGATAATTAACCGATTGCTCTAATTTCTGAGCTGGAACCACAATTGCTTCTGAATCAAACTTTACAGTTTGATTCTGTGAAACATCTTGGTTACCAGTTTCATTATATAAATTGTCTTTTGAAAGGGAAGACAATGAACCCTGGGTATCATTATTATTAGTATTAGCAAGTGTTTTTTTTCGTCTTAGGGGTCACTCAACCTTCTAAGATATACCTGGCTACACTGGATATAGAAAGGACTGCTCTCAGCCGATCCTGTGCGGTAACTCTAAATAGAGACGGCTTTCAGTACTCCCGCGTTCACCACTATCTTATGCCGAAGCACCAGGAATTAGACGATAGTGGGAGGGAATCAAGAGTACTAAACTTTTGATTTATCCACTGCTTTTGCAAGCAGCAGACGCCGAGATGTTAGACTCGGCATGTATTTAAAATGTTCACAGGAATTTGAAATTATAAAAGGCGACCAATGTTCAAAAACCTCTTTGGGGTGCAACGACAATTCCGACAAACTGGTATCAACAGCATCAGTCTTTGCTTTGTCTGAGCATGGGCCAACCCTGTACCAGCAGGGAGTCTCAAGAACAACGCTCAATTCCAGAGGGGCAATGTATCGTGCAACCTCATCCTCAAAACGGAAACCACGTTTTAAAAATGAAACTTCATCTAAAGAACAGAAAAGAACTTGTTCTTTTTTTTGCGCATTAGTAAAAACAATACCTATGCTTCTAAAATAGTTACTAAGTCGTAGGGGATTGTACCACACACTACAGGCATCACTCACGCTTAAAACACTATCATCGCCAAATTGGTAAACTTGCACATGATCGTCAAATTTCCAACTTTCGACGTCATCATCCTCTGGCATCAAGGTGTGCCACGCAAGACGGAACAAAATGAGACCATATAAAGTGTTAACAACAGATGTAAGAGGGTGACCACTTGGCAACGAGTGGTCCCACATATAGACTATTTGATCACTAAGATGATATGAATTTACCAAATCAAGCCATAAAACTTCACGTATATTTGCATCTTCAGTGCCATTTTCCGTGCCAAAGAAAACCTCAATGAGGTGAAGAATATGATAATGGATCTGAGGCATCTCCGAACCATCAAAATTACTAAAATCGCCACAAATAAACTTATTACCCTTTAACAATAGCTTTCTTGCCAGGTGGTCCCATTCTACACCAAAAGGATTAACACCTAAAGCGCTGCCTATTAACTCACCATTCTGGAAAAACCATGAAGTAAAATTTCCAAAATAACGTCGGCAGGCAATAGTGTAATCCAACGGAGCTGCACAAAACATTCGGGTCTTGCCTGCAACAACTTTCTCAATAGGTCTACGTTCATCTTTAAGGCAATCCATAAATAAATGCATATTTCTAATGCCATTTTTAGCGTCCTCAATTAAATTTGCAGAACGAGTAATTAAATTAATACACTTGCGAGAACTTAAGGAATACACTGGCTCATTGCCAAAATAAGCAGTTTTACCAGGCATACCTTTGCATTCTAAAATAAAAGGATATCCAGGAGACGTATTTCTTGGTATTGCCTCCATGAAAGTGCGACAGGGATCTCCCAAAATTGCTATTTCTGCATCCAAGACACCGTTATGCACACGAGGAGCTATTTTGAAAGAATTAAACAATAGGGACCTCAACTCATGTATGGTTACCTCCAGAAATAAAGTTCTTATTGGCTGAACATAAAATGAGTACTTGGACATTGCCATTGCTCTAGGATCAATAAAATTACCATCTGAGTCCTCAAATGGACGCAATCTAGCAGGTGCTGTCTTAGCAGTCATGTACCTCCCATAAAGTTCCGATTTGCGAAGCTTTGAGCGCGTCGCCGTACCTACTGTATCCCATAGTCTGCCGACCACTTGGAATTCATCGGAAAATCTCTCCTCATACATAGACTGAACTTGAACTAGTTCTTTTGGCAATTTACCATGAACTACGGTACCGTCTAGGACGCATCTAATGTTCTCCTTACTGAGTAATTCTGCAATACCACGCATTTCGCCACCAGCTATATGGAAACCCAAAAACTTTCCAGGTCCTATTTTCGGGTCAACCACACTAACCAAAGCCCCGCAATCACCTTTTTGGGTGGGCATTGCATATTCTAAAAACCGATTAGTATCCCATGAAATTTCTGAGTCGTCATCCCCAATAGTTAAATTGGCGTTGGTTATTCTAGCATATCCACCAGGCAGATCTACCCAATCTTTTGTGGGTTTTAACAAACGTATGAACATATTAAGGTCCTTACTCAATGTTTTATCGTCAATAAAATAGCCACTTATATCTCGACTCATGGGAAAATCTGTTCCCATTTCTATGGCTGCAACATCCTTATTGACACCAAATTGGTAGCGTTTGGCATTCAAAAAATCCGTTATACTTACCTCATATACGCAAGAAGTCTTAATATGTTTTATAGTAACCTTTAATTTCCCATTATCGATCAAACCCTTCATTTTCTCTCGCAACGGATAAGTGTAGTGTAGAGGAAACATTAAAACACGACCACCAATAGCCACTGCATAACCTGCAGGAACACTACAAGTGGGAAGAGTAATTGAATACATACAACGGGCAGCCATGACACCAACCAATTGGTCAGCGTTCATGTCAGTTCCTGCTTCAGCAACCACGAATTCTTTATTGGTACAGGTTGCTGGTCCTTCCAATATTCGTTCAAACATTTCATAACTTGTTTGTACCAAAGAAATGCTAAAAAGGCAAGTTTGACTAAATCCACTCTTATGCCAAACAAAGCATGTTAATTTTGGTTTCTTAATCAGAGAAAATTCAACGCCCACTGGCGCACTTCTAATTAATCGAGTTAACTCTGAAAAGTTCTCTTCTTTGGCAGCCAAACAAAGACTACCAACATGATGCCGGAAGGAGAGACTCAATTCATCATCAGGATCAACTAAGAAAAACTTCCCGGATTCGAATGTAACTGCATATCTTGGTTTAACTCTAGGTTTGCCTGAAGCTTTGATCGTGTCTTTGTGTTTATAATATTCTGGTTCAACACCCCTCAGAACTTTATAGTCATATTCACAACCATCTTTAGACATAGTCAAAGAACTAGTGTCATGATCATAAATTCTCAAAACATTAACACCTTCTTCTTTTGCGATAGGTTTCTTAAACTTCTTAAAAAGAACGATACAAGAGGCTATCGCTCCCGCAGTAGCTAGGGTCTTAAGAAGTTTATCTATGAACCCAAATCGTTCAGAAAATGTGTCAACATATCCGACACTACATTTCGGAAACTGCCAAGCTTCCTTAACTGGTCTTCTCTTCTCTTTTTTAACTCAACACTTGTATAAATGGCACGATATTGATAATTTTTAAAAAATTCTGGCTTGGAACGCCGGGTATAAGCTATACAGAGGGAAAAATTTTCTTTAGTGACGCTTGCGTAATCAATAAAAACAGTGGGATATCTACTTATGAAGTCGCGCATTTTTAAAATGAGGGATTCAGAATTAAGAGTAAAATGGACCTCACTATCTACAACAGACAATAAACTCGAGTAAAACTCATAATCTTGAACAAGCAGCCTAACACATTCTTGCTTCCAAGGATCAGCAAAAGTTAAATCGAGATTTGGCTCTACTGCATTATCTACCAACTCTTTTCTCATTTCGTCTGGTGTTAACTCGCAGACAAAATCGTTCATAACGTATCCTCCTATGTACTTCCTATCGAATAGTATCTCTTCTATGTCTTCATCCAAGTCAAGAGGGACATTGGCTTGGGGTTCAACGTCACATTTAGAACGTAGTTTTAAATGCGCATTATACTCATCACTAAAGTTAGCCTTTTCCTTATATTTGGCAACAAGTTCCAAAACAAATTCTGGCCAATTAACAACGGAAGAAGTATAGGTATCACTACCTATTTTTCCAGTAAACTTCTGTATGTGAAATTCATACACATCATCGTTAAAAACTTTACCATGAGCTTTAACAATGTCCGTGTCCAGTCTTCTAGATTCGATAGAGCCATCCATAGTACTTTTTGTACAATATTTGATTTTAGGCACGACATCAACTATGAAATTGAAGCGTCTTGCAACAGCTTCAGGTTCAATAATTGACTCAATACCATGAAATCCTTTCATGTTTGATGTAAATACACACACTCTGCTCTGGAAAACTGTATTACCTTTGTTTTCGATACTGGCCATATGGCACATGTGGGGGAACAAATTGCAAGCTCGAATGACATCCATGAGCTCATTATCGGGATTTCCCGCTACATCGCGAATCTGTCTGAAATCGTCCCAGATTGTACAAAATTGACCACGATAACCATCCCAGAACTTATGTTCCGCTTGTCTCGGGTAGATATAATCATTGTGGTTCCTCTCGAGATCATTTAATTGTTCTTTTGATAAAACTCCTTTCAAAATGTCAATAAGGAGTGGAATCGTGGCACAACTTTTGCCAACTCCGGATGCTCCTCGTAATAATATAGTAAGCGGCTCCATTTTCGCCTTGTATGAGCCCAAATTAGCTCCATCAAAAATTGAAGAAACCTTCCTTAACGAATACAAGTAAACTTGCAGACACGAACGCAATTTAGCAGAGTCATTAGCGTTATACAATTTCAGCGAGGACAAGTGGTTTCCTTCTTTCATCAAGGCATAAACCCTCTCGGCATTAAAAGAATTGACTATCAACGTCGAATTGCGAGATTCATCCAATAGAATGTCGACCTTTCCACACCATCTTTCTAATTCAGGTATCCCGGTGGCAAGCATATTGATAGGGCCCCAACCTAACAATTTGTCACGAACAAAATTAATGCAAGTTTGCACCAATGTTAAAATGGAAGTTGTAAGATTCCCCGCTGCATCGTCGAATTTAGGCCACGAAGTAACGAATGCATTGATTTTCCTAAATAAAGAATCGCCAATGTTTCCGGAAAGTAAATGCCAGGAAAAAATGGCCATAAAAGCCTTTGAAAATGGCTCTAAGAAGGAAATAGATCCCGACTGGCTCTTGACATCTTTAGAGAAAAATTTCAACATATCATTAAACTTTTCGTGGACAAAATTCCTCAAAGAAACATCTAGTCCTGACAAAACGGTGACACTGGTGGCGGAAAAAACCACCAACCATTTTGTGTCACCGGTTTCGTATGATTTATAGGCCGAGAAGAAAAGGACTAATAAACTCGGCACTCTGTCGATAAAACTATCGAAAATAGCTACGGTGGTAACTTTTAAGGTGGATTCCACAGAAAGAGTACCATCTGGTTTTTTGAAAATAGACGTTATGCCATCAATCGACGATGTGAACTTTTGAAGCGCGTCGCGCACATCGTCAGTAAGACCAAGTTTTAATTCTGGCATCCAACCAGACTGTGTAGAAACCTCCTTGGACTTGAACCCCTTCCCAAATGATGTCGGGGAGCAAGCTAAAGGAAAAAGAACATTTTTAAGATACGACAAATGTTTGTCGCTATCTTTGTCACCAAATTCAAAATGGACAGAATCCATATACGAAAGAAACCACTGAGTTGTTTCTTCTAAATTGGACATAATGTAAAATTGGTTTAATTGAAATAGAATTATAATAAAAGTGAAACAATCTTGAATTAAATTCAAAATGCTATAAATTTTAAATGGAAAATAATGTAAAATCTCAGTCCAAGTCAATTAGGTCATTGAGATATGAAATAGAGATAGTTCAGGTATAATTAGATCACTATCAATATTAATAATTTTAAATATGAATTAAAGACAGTCCAAGTCAATTTAGGTCTCTGTCAGTTGCAT